TCATCGAATCATCTCTTGCAATCGAATTTCTCTTAAATATTATTAGAGGGATTTGAATCGCTCCTTGTTTATCTCTCAAATACCCATCTTGTTGAACGGATTTCCATCTTTCTGGGTTACCATACATTACAGGTACTTTAATTTTCTCACCCATCGATTCGACAGTTGGGACAACGGTATCTATCATGTGTTCGGCAATTGCCAAATCAACATCGTATAATTTTACCCCTCTTTGATTTTTGGGTTCGGTCTTTAATTGAGTTCCTCTGTTTAGAGGTTTTTTCATAGGGTCTGTACTCATTATCTTACTCTATCCTCTATTTGTACTTGTGAACGTCTTACTATATGACAGATTGCAGTTATTTGCATTCTTGTATCTTCAAATTCATCCGTTTCTTTATTATATATTTTTGGAGACCCACCAACTAAACTTGTTTGTCTAATATTATCAATCTCAAAATAAGTTTCATCAAATAAAATCACATCCCCAATTTCAGGATATCCATATAATGAATTTTGAATTGCATCTACTGGTACAAATGTTCCGTTGATATCTCTTACCAATGGTAGAGTTTCAGTTCTCAACCTATGTCTCATAAAACGAAACTCAACACCTTCAGTGGCATCGGGTCCAAATCCTTCATAAGAAACACCTCTTGGTTCTCTATCTACAATTGCTCTTAAATTAGCAGGTGCATGCCAAACTTTACCCAATGATTCTCCGTATAAATTGGTTTTTGTTTCACCCACTGATACTTTGAATAAGGTAACTGTCTGTTCTACCACATAATCAACCACTTCTTCGGCGATTGTTTTGATAAAATTCAAATCTCTTGCATTAAAAAACTTTGGCATATATTATTTCCTTTTAACCGATGTAAATAGCCAATGGCACTTTACCAATTATCTTTTGTTGTTGGTCAACTATATTAGCTTCATTCTCAATACGAGTTTTTCTACTAACTTCTTCTAAATTTTCTCTCAATTGAGTCATCAACGTATCTTTTTCAGTTATCGCTTCTGCTCTCAATGCGGCACCATCCAATGAAACTTCAGAACCAGGGATTGGAACTTGTGAATATTTCTCTCTGATTGCACCTAACATTTCTTTTGCTAGTGCTAGTGTGAATTTTCTAATCCATTGTTTACCAACGTCATTGATATTTGAATATTGTGTAAAATCATATCCAATATTTGAATAATCAGATACTACATTTGGAGTTATTATTGCAGATGCTGCTGTAAATTCATTATCAACAATATATTCAAACCACAATTTATCATTATGAGTTGGTATTGGAAAAATTTGAATTTTATTATTTACAATATTAAATGTAAATGCAGATTTACGGAATTGGTCATTAAATTCAATTGCTTGAATTCTTAACATATCTTCGTAAACTGGCATTAAGATAAATTGTGCTGCTGGTGAGAATGAACCAAACCCAAACTCATCAATTAAATTAAGTGTTCCTTGTCCACTTACAGAGTAAGGGTCAAAAAAACGTTGGATTGCAGGAGTTGCTTCATAATAAACTCGTGTTACCGATATTGATTGACTTGCTTCATTTACATCAGACCATAAAGTTTGTAAATCATATGTTTGTTGGTCTGCTACTAAATTTACAAAACCTTTTTTAATATCAGTTTTACCACCAACATTCGCTTGTGTTCCGTATGCTTGTGATATTTGTATTGTATTATTTAGTTCCGAACCATTTACTGATTTACCTGTATAATTTGTACCAGTAGGTTGTCCTTGTAATGAACCTAAATTGTTTCTGATATTAAATTGGTTTACTTGTGCAGAATATTCACTTACTGCCTCTTCAAACACTGCAAAAAAGTTATCAGCTTGTAATTCTATATCGATAATTGGATAACCCAATCGTTTTGCACACCACGATGCTACTCTAGGAGCTTCGTATTGAAATTCCGAATCGTTATCGTAAATACCGAATGGAGTTGATGCACCCGAAATAAACGATGCTGAACCTGTCCATATTAATGCTTGAGACATATAAACTTTCCTTTTTTATACAATTATACACCTATAAATATAGAGCATAAAAAAAGGGAGCGAAAAATCACTCCCTTTATACTATCAAGTTAAATATATGTTCTAATTTAAGTATTTTATTTTGTATAGTGTTGAATAAATTAAAGTTTCTACTTCTTGTACTATGTTATCTATAAAATTATCTTTAATTGGTCTTGTTTTTTCGATTACTTTTATGAGTTTATTGAAATATTCAATTACTTGTTCTTTTGATTCATATTGTTCTAATGTTGATACATTTTTATATTTTAAGATACCATATTTACCTTGATATGCTTCTGCTAAAGTATCTACAATATCACTAATTCCATCGTAGAAATCATTTAGAGCTTTATGTTCTGCAAATGAACGAGTTTGTAAATGAAACGAATGTGTTTGATTTACTGAATGTAATAATACTGATATTAAATCTTCCATATGTCTGTTACCCTTTAGTAATAAGTATAAAGAAAGATAAAATTATGCTATTTTAGTATATACATAAATAAAATTCCTCTATCTTCCTCATAATCCACATCTTCAACAACTTTGATACCATTTCCAATTATTTCTTGTAATTTCACTACATCAATTTGAGACCAAATTCCAAATCTAAAATATATGTTATAGTTTCCACCAATTATTTGTTTAATTTCAAAACTACCAAATTGAGTTTCAATTTCTTTTAATTTTTCAATACTTAAACTTCCTACCATAACTTTATACTATCTTTACATTATTAAACAAATATACAAAATATATTTCACATATCCAAATTTATTTAATAAAAAATTAAATTGTTTTTTTAAGTATTATTTTATTTGATTTAACAAAAATAGCACTCATATTTTCAACCCAATCTCCACTATTAAGATATCTCTTACCATCTATCATAATATCTTCTGGATGATGAATATGACCACAAATTACACCATCACATCCTTTTTTAGTTGCCATTGATAATGCAGAAGTTTCAAAATCATTGATATAATTAGTTGCAGCCTTTACTTTGCCTTTAATCTTTTGAGATATTGATATATAAGGTAGATTTCTCCATTTACGATATGTGTTGTAAACTCGATTTAACCAAAGAGCAAAATCGTATCCTATTGAACCAATCTTTGATAACCATTTATATTTGGTGATAAACACATCAATAACATCTCCGTGAAAAATATAGTATTTCTCTCCATTTTTTAATTGAAGAACGTAATCTTCTCTAATTTCAATATTACCAAATGTAGTTCCGATGAATTCACCTATAAATTCATCATGGTTTCCTCTAATCCAAATAATTTTAGTTTTATTGGATAATTTTAATAATTTATTTATAACTTTAGTATATTTCTTTTTCCATTTAGCACCTCTTTCCAATGCCCACCCATCTATGATATCACCATTGAGAATCAATAAATCAGTTGGATGTGATTCTACAAAATTTAAAAATTCTTCGGTTTTGGAATCTTTTGTTCCTAAATGTAAATCAGATATTATAATTGCTTCGTATTTCATGTCCAATAATTATGATGTTGTTTGAAAAATTCAGAGTTGTTTCGATTTAAGTAACTTAATATCATTATTTTGAACATCCAAATAACTCCTTTATTTTTAAATCTTCGTGCAGATGTCCATACTCCACATGTTTTATGTATTTTTAATTTAGATACTTTCGATGATAATGAATAATCTTCCGCGAACAATTCAGTTTCATCATATCCACCACATTTCCAATAAGATTCGGTTTTCCATAGTTGAAATCCACCTACTGCAAATGGAGTTCCCAATTTAATACTTACCCATTGAAAAAAATCAAACAGAGTATAAACCCAATTCCAATTTCTTTCAGTTTTAAATGGAACTGAAACTAATTCTTCTTCATAATTCAAACATTCATATAGTAAAGTATAATCATACAACATAACATCTGCATCTAAAAATAACAAATATGGAGTTTTAACTAATTTACTTCCTTCTAATCTTGCTTTTGAAGGGAATCCACCTTTTATTATTTTTATTTTTAGTTTTTTACCAAAATCATCCTGTAATTTATCTAACCAATACAAAGATTCTGTTTCATCTGAATTATCTGCTATTATAATTTGAGTAGATGATATGTTAAATTGATTAGTAAGTGAATTGATACAATCGTAGATAGTAATACTTTCGTTTTTACAAGGTATTATAATTGTAAGTTTATCTCTCATTTATATAAATAAGTTATTATAAATTAAATGAAATATTTTTAGTATTATGAAATTGTTAAGACATAAAAAAAGAGAACATTTCTGCTCTCTTTAGTGAATACCTTGTGATTTTGTTTATTTAATATTTAGTTCCACAATGTGGACAGAACTTATGTGTATCTTTTTTACGTTTAGAACCACAATCTCCACAATATAATACATTTAATTCTTCTTTATTGTATGTTTTTTGTGAATTTGGTAAAATTCTCCAACTAATATTGTAAAAACTACTAAATGAGAAGGTTCTATCTGATGATTGGAACTTTTGAGAAGATTTATCTCCTTTTTCCGTAATACCAGTTTCACTTACACTACTTCTTTTATTTGGTCCTTCAAATGTATTTGAAATATTTGTGATAGTTCCATTGGTATGTGATAAAAACGTATTAGATAATGATGTATTTGTAAAAGCAGTATTCACACTACCCAGTGTAGTAAATGTGACATTTCCACTATTATTTGTGGTAAAAGAGTGATATGGTAAAGTATTATTACCATATAGTAACCCAGTTCCACTAATTGTATTAGTTCCCGTAGATATGTTTTTCATTTCGTTATAGAACTCAA